TACATGCACTGAATACCTTTCAATCATTTCATCTGACCCATCAAACTGTTCGGCTTCGACAATCGGTGACTTTCTGTATTTGTGTAGCATTAGATATCACCTTCATTAAGAATTTGCCCTGAGGCTAAAGCTAAAGCCTCATCAGCCAATTGGTGAAGCTCCATAATACAGCCACCATCAAATGCACACGGATCTGATTCGTCATAATAAACTTTGTCTAGTTCAGCTTGCTTCTTGCGTAATTCAGCAAGCTTTTTACCGAATTCTTCTTTAGTCATTACTCTTCCACCTCTTTGGCTTTCTAGCTCGTTTGTGCCATACAATGTGAGCATGGCGATACATCATAAACTTTGCCTTCTTTATTTGGCGCTTACGAACACGTTTAATCTTGGAATAAGCCCGTCGCTTTACATTGACGTTAAGATAATATGCTTCACCATCTTTGCCTATGCCATCAATAACAAACAAACAAGGACCAACTTTTCCGAAACACTTATAATTAATCATTTACAACCTCCGCGTATTGTTTCATAGCGTGCTCCTTATCCACAAGATGCTAATTGTAAAGCAAATTAATACCACAATAATTTCTGCAACTAGCAATCCTCGACTTTGGGTTTCCTGATAATCGCGTTGGATATATCTAATTAACCGCAGCCATAATAAGGAAAAGATAGCATTAGAGATGATACTAAAAGCCATAGCCAATCAATCCTTTCTCAACGATCTTTATTGCATCCCCAGCAGACCTAGCGATTCCATGAATAATTTCTCGCTTTGTTAGCATCTCATGAAATTTAATTTGATCCGCTCTTGGGTTGCCTTTTTCATTCTTCACTTCAATGTAAAATACTTGATGATCTGACCAACGAAATCCATATAAATCTGGATGGCCACTAGGTACACCAGCTGAAAAAAATCTTCCGTCTGGTGTCTTGACCGAGCCCACGTTTACTCTGAACACTGTGCATTGATGTTTTGACAGAGCAACCCGGATATCGTTTTGAATTTTATGTTCACTCGTCAATGCTCACACTCCCATTTAATCATGCGGTCAATAATTGAATTTCCTACATAAATAGGATATGCGCTAGGTAATTTAATATCGCTAAATTGATATTTTCCCTTCAACTCCCAATTCCGATAAAGCCCACAATCTACACGAAATAATGCGTTACGTTCAATCAGTTCATTAAGTAATTCTGATGTACTGATATTTTTTAATCTATTATTCGTCATCTTCAAACTCCATAATGCTTTCAACTGCGGAAAGCGGAATAATGACACGATGAGGAACTGTTTGTAAATTCCGCATTGCTAACCCATAGATATATAATCCAGTTGTTCCGTTTAGCTTAAATTTTCTGAGGATATCATCAATACCGCCCTCAGCTTCATAAAAATTACCATTAATTGTAAAAACTTTTGTGTGCATATTTTTTCTCCTTGAATACTCTACGTATATATTAAGCAAAATCTTCCGAATCCTTGTTGCCCAAGGATTTAGGTCCTCGAATACATGAATACACTTAATTTCAACTTTATATAAGCACTATATAGGACTTATATATATTTATTTTTTATTATTAAAATAGTGTAGTAGTGTATTCAGTCACTGAAAAACGTTGATATAACAGCATTTAAGTGAATACAGTTAATACGCTACATTATGTAAACTCTGTATTCACTCGACGATATCCACGACGGCTTATATTCTTAAATCGTTTTTGTCCCGCTTTCCAATCATGCCGGTTATCCATTACATACTTAATCTTCTTGGCTAACGAACGATTCTTAACCAAGTTATCTTCGCCTAATTGATGAGCAATTTCTGAACTTTCAATCCAATCATCATCCCAAGTACTGAGAACCCGTTCAATCTGATTTTCAGTTTCATCAATATACATAAATGACTTGCGATTATCCTCAATGAGCTTCTGCTGTTCCTTCGTCAAACGAAAACTAAAACCCTCTTTGTAAAGTGCCACAGCTTCGCCCCAAAGATGGTCAACCATAGCATCATCAAGATCAGTTACTGGATTAGCCATTGCCCTGGACTTATCCGCCATGTTGGGTAAGAATCGCCGTTCACCAGTTTTATCTTTTAGATAAGTTGATTCGTTAGTTGTTCGGGCCATAACAAAATTCTTTGGCCGGCGGATTGTATGTCGGCCATATGGTGGCCGAAACTCTAATTCTTCGGCTGAAATAAATTTCTTCAAATTCTCAAAGTCAGAATTATTAGTAGCGGTCATTTCATCATCGTTAATAATCAAAGCCCGTAGCATGTTGGCAAAGTTATCTTTATCTTTGAAATCGGTGAATTGATCTGTATACCAGCCATGCGCTAACTTTTTCAAGAGTGTGGTTTTCCCTACACCTTGGCCACCGACTAAATCAAATACCCAATCAAATTTACTTTCTGGCTTATAGACTTTCATCACAGCTCCGACTAAAAATAATTTTGTCTGTAGCGTTGTTACTTCGCCACTGGGTACTCCCAAATAAACTGGCAAGAAATCTTTAATTCGTTCTTTGTGGTCCCAATTTTTATAGCACTTCTCCATATACTCTTTTACTGGATTATAGGGATGTTGCCTTGCCTCGACTGTGATCGCCATATTCAATAATTTTTCTTGAAACATTACCGCATATTCGTCTTCAATGTAACGAAGCATGATTGCCATGTAACTATCATCAAGCTGGCCTTTTTCAATAAAAAGTTGTGGAATATCTTTTACCACATCGATTGAATAGGCAAATTCGTTGTATCGAAACGTGCAGTGCAACAACGGATCACCGTTAAGAATTAAGCCAACGTTTTTAAGGCTGTTCGTTTTGGGATTACCTTGTGCATTTAATTCAAATTCAATCGGTTTGCGAATCACATTATCCGCCACGTATTTCACCCCCGTTTCTCAAATCACGTCTTAGCATTGACTGGAATGTCCGGTTCACTTCCTCTTCTGGTAGTGGATCGGGCGTATTCTCATTACAAATCATCGCTAATTGATAAGCTGCTTTAGGATTAACACCCCGAAATAGTAGTGCGCCAATCATGCCGGCCAAAGTTTTATTTCGCATTCCTTTATCACCTAAACCATTAGCAATTGTTTCTAGCAAATCAGTAGTCGAATTCCGTTCACGAGGCTTAATTACAAAATCGTTTGGAGTGTTACGCCGATTGCTTGCTCGCATCTGATTAATATTTACAACTAAAGATTTAGGAGCAGTAACGATCGGATCCTTATTTAACCATTGGTAACCTTCTGAAGGAGCAACGACAACATAATTATTCTGATGAGCCTTAATGTCGACACCTGGTTGATAACCAATTAATTGATTAACCCGCATATCTGACCGTTTCAGATAAAATAATTGTCGGCCACCATGCTTGGTAGTTTGAGTTAAAGTTTCCAGAAAATATTCCGCTGGTAATTGCTTAATTGATTCAAAACCATCAATGTTATCAGCATGGTTGCGATCAATATCAACTACGAAGAATTTATCCGTTCTTAAAGCAATCTGAGCATAGGGATGTTTTTTCCATACAGCTTTGATTTGTTCTGCAGTTAAAGCTGGTTTATCAGCAAATTTTATCAGTGGTTGCTTACCAGCAATTGGGAGGACACTTAATCCTTTAGCTTGATAAGCCAAGGCATAATTAACTAAATTTTTCATTTTGACCCCCTAAATAAATAACGGGCATTCCACCCGCTCGGTGTTTAGGTCACTGCATTAAGTAGAATCAATACCAGTTATGGTAATATTCGTCCCATTCTTCTTCGTCTTGAACTTGTTGCTTTCTTTTTGCTTCTAATGCTTTTCGTAGGCCACCCTTAAAAGGGCATCTCGTCATCTGTAACTTCCGGAGTTTCCGGTTGTTCCGCTTCATCAAAGTCATAATTGCGGTATGGATATTGGGGGTTCTTCTTGTTTGGTCGAACATTCAAATCCATAATCATGGTCTTTCCTACTGCCGGTGCAAATGCTTTAGCCAAGTTCTCGTAGATTAAAGTATCGTCATCCCAAACTTCATCGGGAATTTCAACACCTAGAATTGCTGCTAACTTAGAAACCAATCGTAAATTAGTTTCTAGCATTGGATTGGGATTACCCTTAGAAGTTAATTCATCTAATCCAATTTGTAAGAATTCCTTTTGACCGGCAGATTCTCCATCGACAACTTCTAACTCAAAGTTAAGCTGTTCAGCATTCCAAGGAGTTTCATGGTTTTCTACTTTTGCAACTACAACGGTATATTTACCACTTTCCAGTCCCTTAAATTTATTAACTGAATCATTCTTTGGATCAAAACCTTCAGTAGCTTTATTCATTGCATCTCGTAAACTCATAATTCATTAACCTTCCTTTACATTTTGCTTTTTAATTTTGTTAACAATTTCATTCTGTTCTTTTGTAGTAGTCTGCTTTGGCTTATCAAAGACACCGTTAACATGTTCAAGTACCCGTAAGATCGCTGGATCAGTAATATCATCTTTGACATAATGAATTCGTCGATCTTTAACCATCCGGATATAACGGTCACCATAGCGCTTAGTTTCAATCACTAAATCACAATTTCCGTTAACCACGTTGTAATATTTCTGCTTTAGTGATGGTCGGTCTTCGGTGTGGCCAGAAGATTCATCAGTTAGCATCATTAACCGGCTAATGTAAACCGTATTCAGTGGTAAGGCTTTTAGCTCAGTGACAAATGCTTGAAA